GAAGGATCACAGAAATATATTACTAGGAACTAATCCAGAATTTGATGATGGACCACCATGTCTAGCATTATGTTCAAAATCTAAGTTAGACGATGGCAGAGATCGATTTATGTACAATTATATGGTCTTTGCTAAGAAGAAATATAAAGATAAATGGCCTGACCAGGTATCAGCTGCAAACTATAGTTATTTAACCCATCCTTGGGATAAAGCAAAACTAGATTCAAAAATTAAAGCATGGAAAGGTGAAACAGCAGGACATACTTGTTACGAAGACCCCATTAAAGATAAATGCATGCGGAGCCTTTGTTATAAAAGACCCTTCGGTGTTAAATCAGATAGTATTTCTGTATTCCCTGAGATTCAAGATTTTGAAATGATAGCGTATGCAGAACCTGAGTATAGATTCAATGTCATTATGCCTAATGATGATAAGATACAAGTTATAATAAGCAATACAAAATTAATGACAACACAGAAAGAAGTTTTAAATTTAGTCTGGCAACAGACAGGAGTTTATTTTGAACCACTTAAACCAAAAGACTTTAGAGCAAAATTAAATGAGTGGCGTAAGAATGGACAAAAGATTACACCACCTAAAGGAACTCAGGTTGAAGATAGATTAGAAGAAGAGCTCTATCAATACTGTGTCAATGGTCCTCAAGCACAAGAGAGAAGACAAATACATAATGGATCTTGTTTTACTGAAGAAGGTTTTCATTACTTTAGATTTACTTCTTTCATTGAACATCTAGGTAATGGATGGAAGATTCCTGAAGAAAAAATTGCACAAAAATTAAAAGATAGATGCAATGTAGAATTTGATCATTCTTTAAATGTAGATGGTAAGACTTTAAAAGTTTGTAAACTACCACAACTACACACACCACAAATAGAACATAAACCAATGGAACGGAAAGGAGCTAACTATTAATGAGATATAAAGTAGTGGGTCCCCCAGGCACAGGAAAAACTAGAAGACTTTTAAATGAAGTACACAAATATGTAAAGAATGGTATTCCACATGATCAAATAGGATACTTTGCATTTACTCGTAAAGCAGCAGGAGAAGCACGGGATAGATTTTTAGCCAAGAATCCGGAACTTACTAAAAAAGATATAAGATATTTTCAAACACTTCACTCGCTAGCTTTTAATAATCTTGGGCTTAAAGAAGAAAACGTAATGCAAGAAGGAAACTATAAAGCAATTGGAGAAACTTCTGGTATTCAAATTAAATATGCGTCCTATGAAACAAATAATTTTAATGGAATCTTTTCTTCTAGTAGCGAATATTTAAGCCTTATTAACTTGGCACGAGTGAGACAAATCACGGCTGAACAACAATTTAATCGTAATGAACATCTAAGTTGGATAAGTAAAAATAAATTAATTGGAATAGAAAAAGAAATCACTAATTCAATGGGCTATGATAAAAAAAATTGAAGAAGACACCAATTGTGATGTTTGGATTGCAGGAGACGATGATCAAGCCATCTTCGGCTGGGCTGGCGCAGATGTAGATTCATTTATTAAATGGGAAGCACGAGAAATTTTACTAGATAAATCTGAAAGAGTTCCTCCTATTATTCAACAGAAAGCATTAGATATTATTTCACGAATATATATCAATAGAATTGCTAAGGATTACTTACCTAAAAATGCAATAGGGAATATATACGAACGTTTTAATATAAATGGAATTGATATGAGTGAAGGTGATTGGCTTATTTTAGCCAGAACTAATTCTCTTTTAAAAAAAATTCCAGCATACTTAAAAAGAAAAGGTTACTTTTTTAATACTAATCAAGGAAACAGTATAGGAAAAACTTTATACGAAGACATTCAAACCTGGAATGAATTTAAACAAGGCCTAACTCCTCCCGATATAAAAAGACAAAGGCTAGAAGAGGTAACAGGAGAAACAAATTTTAATATTAATTTAAGTTGGGAAACAGCATTTAAAAATATTCCGCTTTCTAAACGAGAATATATGAAAGCGATGATTAGCAATGGAGAAAATTTATTAAAGCCGCCAAGAATAAAAGTTTCAACGATTCATGGAGCTAAAGGTGGAGAAGCCCACAATGTAATTTTATATTTAAATCAAACGGCGAATACTATCAAAGGAGCAAAAAAATCGCAAGCAAAACAAGAAGAAGAATTTAGAGTTTGGTATGTAGGTGTAACTAGAACAATTAAAAATTTATTTTTAATAAAATCTAAAAATAAATTAAAGGAGTTTAAATTATGACACACCCTTATGCTGCAAGCAGAAAACGAGCTAGAAGAAAATGGAGACAAAGTCCAAAAGGAAAAGCATGGGACGCTGCATATAATCGCAGACCAGAAGTTAAAGAGAGAAAAAAAGAATATTATATTAACAGGATAATTAAGGAGTCGATGAATGAAAAAACCATATGATAAACAAATTGGCGGATCACATTATCAAAAATTTAAAATTCAGCCAAGTAAATTTGTAATTGAAAACGAGTTGCTTTATCCAGAAGGATGCGTTATAAAATATATTTTAAGACACAGATTGAAAGGAAAAAAACAAGACTTAGAAAAAGCAATTCACTTTATAGAAATGATTATTGAAAGAGATTATTCTGATGTATAACCCATTACCACCACGACTTACAATTAAACCTTCTTTAATTAATGGTTTAGGATTGTTTGCCACCGCAGGTATTGCACAAGGGACTAATCTTGGAACCACTCATATAAAAATTGACAACACAATTTTTAGAACTCCTTTAGGAGGCTTTATTAATTGTGATGAAAATGCAAACTGCGTTAAAGTAGAAATGAGAACAGAAGGTTCTATTACAGATAAATGGAATTTAGTAACATTAAGAAATATTAATAATGGAGAAGAACTCACATTAAAATATACTTTTTATGAAATAAAAAAAGATTTTTTAGAAGAAGCCAATAAAGAAAAAAAAGAACTAGAAGAATCTTACCAAGAATCATTAAGACAAACAAAGGAGAGAACTGAATGATGTTTGAAGCGCAGACTGAATGGGTTAAGCCCGATGAATTTCCAGATTTAAGACAAGCAGATACAATTGCAATAGACTTAGAAACTTATGATCCAGATTTAAAATCAATGGGATCCGGTTCTGTTATTGGCAAAGGTAAGGTTGTAGGTATTGCTATAGCTGTTGATGGCTACTCCGGATATTTTCCTTTCGACCATGAAGGTGGTGGAAACCTAGAAAAAAGTAAAGTAATTCAATGGTTTACAGACATTTGTGAATGTCCTGCAGATAAAGTTTTTCATAATGCAATGTATGATGTGTGTTGGATTAGAAAAATGGGAATAAAAATAAATGGAAACATTTATGATACCATGATTGCAGCATCACTCGTAAATGAAAATAGATTTAGATATGATCTTAATAGTTTAGGTTGGGATTATGTTGGTAAAGGTAAAAACGAAACAGAATTAAGAGCAGCTGCTAATGAATGGGGAGTTGATCCTAAAGCAGACATGTGGAAGTTACCATCAATGTATGTTGGAACTTACGCAGAACGTGATGCAGAAATAACTTTAGCTTTATGGAAAGTCTTGCAGAAAGAATTAAGCGACCAGGATCTAGGAGCTATTTTTGAATTAGAGACTGATCTCTTTCCTTGTCTGGTTGACATGAGATTTCTTGGAGTGAAAGTTGACGTGAGCAAAGCTCATGAATTGAAGCGACAGCTAACATTACAAGAAGAAATGTTACTCCACAAAATAAAAAAAGACACAGGAATAGACACTCAAATATGGGCAGCAAGATCGATTGCCAAAGTTTTTGAAAAATTAAATTTACCTTTCGAACGAACTGTGAAAACTCAAGCTCCATCATTTACAAAAAATTTTCTTTCCTCTCATGAACATCCTTTAGTTAAGATGATAGCAGAAGCAAGAGAAATAAACAAGGCTCACACTACATTTATTGATACAATTATTAGGTATGAACATTGTGGCAGAATCCATGCAGACATAAATCAAATTAGATCTGACAATGGAGGAACAGTAACCGGAAGGTTTTCATT